GCGTTGCGCTCGCCACCAAACTCATTGCCAAAAAGCACCTGTCCTGAAACTGCGCCGCCACTGAAACGCCCTTTTGAGCCGCCGATGGTTACATTTGGAATGCGATCTCTATTTGCCCTGACAGTCGGCGCGATAATCGCAGCCTGTTTTGGAAAGAATGGATGAGCATACGCAGCTCTTTTGATTTCGCCAGCGGTCCAAGCACTAATTGATTGCACGTCATTCTTTAGTTCAAGATTGGCTTCCTTATCCATTTGATTCAAAGCCTTTAGAAGTCCACGAAAGTCTCGCAAGTCTGGCTGGAATCTGATCTCTTGCTTTGTTTCAGCCATGTCCATTCCTTTCGCTTATAAAGTCCAATGCCACTGTGACATCGGTGAGCGACCAACTTTGCAGATCAGCCAGGGGAATCCCAGTTGAAACGGCTATTCTGATGAGGCTGTCTGCGAGCTGTCTTTTGGGTTTGGCTCAACTACCACATCAAAGGTTTCAAATTCATTCTCAACCCAAGCCTTTTGAGTCTTGAGTTCAGTCTTTCCCTGCTGGCGTGCTGCCTTAAATAACATACAGGTTATGACGTCCAATGATCCGTTACTCATCTTTTCTGCTGCCTGGCTGACTGTGAAACCAAGTTCTCTTTCGAGTTCGATCCACAGCCAAGCCGAGTCATCGCTCACTATGTAGTTATTGCCCTGTTGTGTAGTTACTTCGTATTTCATAATGGTTGCCCTGTTCTATTCGTTATGCTCTAGCGACTGTTCCATCCTCGACCACAAAGGACAAAGATGTTGTCAAAACGTCAGTGGCTGCGCCGCCGACTGTTGGATATACCGGGAACACGTTGCCGGTGAATGTGTCACCTGCTACATCAAAACTAAATGGCAGGGCAGTGTCAGGGGCTGCAAGTGCGGCATCCCAAAGCGCGCTGATGATTCCAGCCGATGCGCTGTCATCAAGATACAGTTCGACGTTCAAAGTGGCAGTTTGATCCACTGTCTTGTATGCGCGACCTGCTAAAACTTCCAACACTTGCTGATTGTTTTCCATTTCAAGGGTCACTGTGGACGCTTGATCTGCGTAAGATACTGAGTCGATGGTCAAGGTTAGCGACCGCCCAGTGATGTATGTTGCTGTCATGGATTTGCCTTTCTAGGCGGTTGTGACCATCTCGGTGTTGAGTTGGCTGATGAGCATATCGGCGTTGCCAATTTGCTGGACTGTGGGCTGTGACCAGCCACCCAAGAATGAGATCGTGGGTGATAGTAGATCACTGACGGAAAGTATTAGAGCCTCGATGTTGGCAAGTGCGGCGCGGTTATCAGCTGCATTGACAATAACTGTGATGTCAAAGCGCACATTTAAGCGAGTGCCGCCGATTGCGCTAGTTGTAATGTAAGGCGATCCAGGCACTAGGACAATGGCTGGCGGCGTTATGTTTTCATTTGGGAATGAGTAAACCACTCGACCGGCTGCCTCTAAGGTTGCAGCTAGTGAGTCCCTAAGCGTGACCAAGTTAGCCAAGGTAGCCTCGGGTGTCTAAGTGCTTTCCCAAAAGGCCAGAGACTCGGGTCAGCATCGAGCGACCTAAGCGATATGGCGCAGGCGACTGAAAGTCCACTCCCTGCTGTCCAAGCGTTCCTGTGCGTGTGATCCAGATGTCACAGGCAACGGCTAAGGCTGCCTCTCTGACCTCTGGAGTGGCATCATAGAGCGCGGCTTGGCTTGTCAAAACTGCTCGCCCGTTAGGAATAACTCTGCGCTCGGTTATATCTGCGTTTGTGATTGCAGATCGAAAGAATGGTGATGAGTAAACGTCAAAGCCGACCTCAGTCACAGTCTGCGATCCATCAAATGGTGCGCCGCAACCTGTCACAGTTAGGGCTTGACCCTCGACAAAAGTCTGCTCAAAGCACAAGAATGTGGCAACATTGTCCACAATCTTGACAGCCTTGATTGCAACATCGTCAAAAATTAAATACGAAAGAATAATGTTTTCGGCAGAATCCGCAACAGCCTGAACAATGTCATCGGCATAGATGTCGCCAATGCCTAACACTGCCTTTAGTTCGCTAAGTGCGATCAAAGCCATTTCAAAATCCTAACTTGTAAGTGTGTGGGGGACACAGGGCCGCATCCCCCACACTTCTAACTAACGCTGACTAAGTCAGGTTAAAGCGACGTACTCCACCAGCAACCAAAACACCAACGGCTAAGTAGCCGTAAAGCATTGTTTCGATTTGACCTGAAGTGACCACGTTTGTGGACATCCGTAGGACTGGGGATTCGTAGATTGCAACTGCTGACGGTGTGACAATGAATGCCGACTCGTCAATCGTTGTTGCTACTGCATTCGGATCGACGTACAAATCCAACCCCATGACATTTCCGCGTAGGCTTTGTGGGCCTGCGACTCCGCCATTGTTTTGTGGGTTGTAGGCGTTGTAGATTGGGCGACCAGTTGTGTCAGTTGCACCAAGTAACAATGACCACTGGCTTGTGCCTGCGATGTATGCGCTTGGTAGTTCACCAGTTGCAAGGTAAGCAGCTGGTGCTTCTGTTGAAACATAGCTGATGATGCCCGCGGATGTTGCAGCAACTGCTGTTGCCTGTGTTCCGCCTGCTGTCAATGCGGCAATAACTGCTGCATCGGTTGCACGATTATAGCTTCTTTGGAGATTATCAACCATCGCTTGAAAGAAGTCAGGCGTGCTTCTTTCTAATAATTCTAGGCTGTATGTCTGCATTCCAGAGAATTTGGAAACGTCCAAATTCACATACGAGCTGACAATACCTGTTTCAGGTGTTGCTCCCGCTTCTGCAGATTCCTCAACTAAACCGTTAGTTGTAATTTTCGGATGTGAAATCACCATGCCCGAGGCATTAAGTGCGCGTGAACCGATTGCATCGATGGCTGGACGTGATCCGATTGATGTGTCGATTACCTGATTCACGTACTGCACTGGGGTAAAGGCTGGGTTAGTTGTGAAACTGTCATCGGCTGCCATAACGTACTGAGCCGAGTCATGGTTGCCCATCTTTGCCTTGATTGAATGTTCCAGGTATGTTGCCTGGCTGTTGATTGGGCTACGCGGTTTGGCGTAGGCCACTGGAGCAGCAGCAGTCACAACAGCGGCAGCCGTCACTTCTACTTCTGCTGGTTCTGTTTCGTTTTCCACTGTGTTCTCCTGTGGGTTGTCCTCAACGGGGATTTCCGTCTCGGGGGTTTCTGGGGTTTCGTCACTTGCTTCAGTAGCTGCGACATCTAAAATTTTGGCATCCGCAAATGCAGGACTGGTCACATGAGCCACAGCCTCAAGATTGGCATTGCTCACTATCATCACGCCTTTCTCTATTGTGTACTCATTGACCTTGGCCTCGATGCTAAATGCCGGGCGTAGTCCCTCGCTGGCTTCGACTAGCGCATCATTGCCAGCACCAGTTGGCGCAATCTTAAAAGCCATGGAAACACCGGCAGGTGTGACTTGCTCACTGCCTGCGATGCCTCGACCTAGTGGACGGGTGCGATCGTGTTCCATGTTCAGCACAATTTGGCTAGGATCAATCTCGCCAAATGCGCCAAATGAGAATTGCACTGGGCCTGCTGATGTATTTCCAACACGCGCAAACGGTACAATCAACCCAGTTATAGTGCGAGTGACAACATCAGCTGCAATCACTTGTCCATCAAAATTAAGTTTCATGTGTTTCCTGTCTGTCTTATGCCGTTGTAGTTGGCAAGAATTGTGGCCCCGGTACTGACAAATTACCGCCAGCCTCGTTGACAATTTGGCGAGCTTCATCGGATGTAATTACTTTGTCAACACCTAGATAAACTTTTTGGACGACTTCGGCAATGTTCAATTCTTTTTGAGTCTTGGCAGGATTGGCTGCGTTTGCAGTATCGACTGCATTACCCCTTGGTGATAGATCCATTTCCTCACGCGCTTCCTCGACACTAATGATTCCTACATCAATCATCTTGCTCAAGACTTCGATTTGCTCAAGCGGATTGCCACGCAAGTAATCATCGAGATCAAACCTGACAACTTGATCTGGCGGCGTGATGTCGTTCATGCTCAAGCGTTCGGATATGACTTGCATGAATGGCTTGAGACTAAAGTCCACAAGGCTGCGGCGTTCCTGACTTACGTTCGAGTAAGTTGCGCTGGCTGATTCGGCGTTGATGTACCAGGCTGGGATGTTGCACATTCTGGCAATTTCCGCAGCTGTGTTCAGCCTGGATTCTGTGAGTTGCATTTGTCCGGCATCATAACCAAACGTGGTCACATCTAAAGGTCCAGATAGATACGCAGTCGATCGAGTTGCTCGGGCTTGCTTCCATTGAGCCAGCAGGCTTGACACTTGCTCGGGTGGTAAGTCCACGCCAGTATTCTTGATCACCATTGTTGGATTCGGCTCACTCGCCATCCGCTGCACTGCTTCCTCAAGTTTTAATGCAGTTGAAATTGTGCGGCCGCCTCGATTAAGAATGCCCTCATCGATACCGCTAAACATGATCAATGAGCCAACACCAGTAATTGGCATCAGTTGGCCCTCGATGTAAAAGCCGTTCACGATTTCCTGAGTATTTAAGTCAGTGGTGAAAGTGACCCGAGTTGGATCAATGCGCCTGGCTTCAGTTGGCCTGCCGTCCTCAAGACTTACGGTTAGCACCTGCCAGAAGCTGCGACCATGGAACAGGATGTCCTCGACAGTCCACGCCATTGTTGTAATTAGCGGCAGGGCTGGATCCGGTTGCTTGAGGATATTGCGACCCTCAATCTTTTGTCCTGTGATTTCGTTGTAAGAGTTAAGGCCAAGGCTGGCAATTGTGCCGGCAATAATGTTGCGAGCGCGTGCCACAGCTGGGACTTGCATTGCGCTGGATCGATCGACTCGGAACGTGTTGAAAGGTGTGAAGTAGGCATCCTGATAAAAGGGGATTGCAATGCCAGCCCTTGCGGATAGATCAGGTTTGGTTTCAGTCGTGCCAAGCAAGAAGTCTATGAATCCCATTTTCTCATTGCACCACGTTAAGCAAATCTTTCCTAACTTTGTCAGGGTTTGTCATGTTGTTGCGCGTGTTGTCGCATCTATGCTGAGATAATGCTCACCGATTGCTGCGGCTCGGTTGCGTGTCCCACTGCCATCACCAATGCCACAGCTGCCGAGATTGGGACTTGAGCTGCACGCCTGGCAATACGCCAGCCGCCATCCGAGGCAGGTCGGCGCGCACAGCTGACCAGATGTGTGTGAAGTGTTGGCTGCGCTGGGTGTATGAGTTGCCTGGCTTGCATTGCGTTCATTGTCTGATCGCACATGATCGAGAAGTTCGCGGAGTTCCAAGGTGTTGG